CCGTCAACTTCTACATCTATTGTATTACCATCTTTTGATAAAGCGGCACCTGCAGTAATTTGACCTGCACCAGAAAATTGAGAAACGTCTAAATCAGTTGTTCCAAATGTTGGAGCGCCTGTATGTGTAAATGTATATCCATTGTTAGAACCAATAGTACCTTCTTCTACAAATACAAATGCACCACCACTTAATTCAGATGGTTGGTCTTCTGGAGTTGCTCTTGTTAAAACAAAAGCAGTTGATCCATCACCTATAGTTGTAACTACATAAATTCCATTTTCACTTGCGTCTGTTTGGTCTTTAACTAAAATTCTATCTGCAACACTTGGTGTTACACTATCAACTGATAATGCACCGTTAGAACTTGCTGTTAATGTTGCACCAACACCTAATGTTCCATTATTATAAGTTGCTGATAAATCAGCAATTGTCGCCAATCTACAAGAAGGTTTAGTATCTAAACCTTGAGCAACTTGGTCAACATAAGCTTTATTTGCAAGTGATTGAGTTTGAAATCCTGCTCTATCTTCATATCCACTAGGAACAATTATTGAACCTGTTCCGTGTGGTGAGATATTAATATTTTTATTTGCGGATGTAGTTGTAAATGATTGGCCATCAATTGTAATGTCATCAATTACTAAAGAAGTTAATCCTACTAAATCTGTTTCTGTAGCACCTAAAGTTAAAGTAGATGATCCTAAAGTTAAATTAGGATTTGCTAAATTAGAATTTGATATACCTGCACTACCAGAGAAATTTGAATCAACTAAAGCTGTTGCGTTTATAGTTACCGTATTATCAGTAACTACTGCTTCCATACCTGTGCCACCAGCGAAAGTTAATGTTTCACTTGTATTATAAGTATCTGTTCCAGTATCACCTGCTAAATCTAAAGCTTGGTCAACAACTGCAAATGCTAAATTACCAGAACCGTCAGTTTTTATAAACTCACCAGCAGAACCATCACCATCAGGTAATGTAAATGTAGTTGTAGAAGTTACACTATTTGGTGCTTTAAGTCCAATATGTCCTGCACCATTATTTGAACCTTCATTAAATTTTATTGTTCCGCCAACTGTAGTAGAACTACCTAAAATTAATTCATCTATTGCTTTATTTGAATCAGCAATTAATGCTCCACTTGATGTTAATACTCCAGGAACGTGATCCAACATATCGGCAAAATATTGTCCACCAATAACTGTTATATTATTTGCGTCACCTTGACCATCTACACCACCTTCACCAACGAATAATCTATCTCCTAGATTACCTTGGGTTCCTGTTCCATAAGTTAAAGCTAATTCACCTAATTTTAATGTAGCTGGTGCTGAAGTACTTGATGACCGTTTTATCTGTATTACTGTTGCCATATGCTATTTAAAAACTCCCACAATTAAATAATAGTGTTCCAGTTGTAGTAACTACTTCCGTTCTAGTTACAAATTTACCATCACTTGACCTATATTGAATCATTGCGCCATCATCTAAATTTGTTGTGTCAACATCACCAAGGCGGGAAAATCTTAATTCTGAATTTTGAACAGCTACAGTTGATGGTATGGTTACTGAAACTTTTTGCGGACCAGATTGTGTATCTACGTTAATTTTTGCTGTAATATCAGGCATTACTTCTCTCCCTTTATTTATATATTTATAACAAAAATGAGTTTGATTATAACGTTACTTGTGGTCGGACTGTAATTATTCCTTCAATAACTCTAGTAACAGTAGCTCCAGATGTAATTTCAAGGTCATACACATATCTCTCAGCGTCTAAAGCAGCCGTTTCAGTTGCTGTTAGTGAGAGAGTAACTACTCCTGTGGTAGCGTCTGTCGCTATTGAAGTAGTCATATTTGTTCTTGTTCTTGTAGAAGCAAAGCCTTTAGACAGCTTGGCAACAGCCTCATAACCTGTAAGATTATAAGCATTGTCTTGAGCGTCTTTTACAGTTACGTCTGAACTGAAAGTTGCCCCTTGGTCTATAGTTAAATTAGCTATTGCGGCCATCTATTTTTTATCTGTAGTTTTATTTGTTTCTGGTACTTCTTTTTTAATCAACTCTATAATCTTCTCGTTATAAAATTTAGTTAAAACATCTATTTTCTCAATTTCAATAGTATGTCTAGTCTTACTTACCTGTATTTCTTGTCTTACTGCTAGGTAATTCTGTAATTCAGGACTAAGCAACTTCTCATCATACGATTTTCCATCAATTGTTATAGCCATAGTTAATCTCCATTTTTAAATTCATATTACTATTTATACGTTAACTACTCATCATATTATGTAATATTAAATCAGTAGATTCTTCTGTTAATATAATATTTGCTACTATAAACATTGATTCTTGTTTACCACCACGGCCACTTGTAAATACTATATGTTCTTTACAAGTATTTAAAAAATATAATTTTCCGTGTTCAAAATTCAAAACTTTATTATCTAAAATAAAATAATTATTTGTTGGATTACAATTATAGATTGGAATAAACAATCTACACGTTGGTAATTCTCTATCATAATGGTCTCTATGGGATGGGAATTGTCCACCAGCTGACATCTTAATAATATGAGTTCTTCCTAAATGATTTTTAAATTTTGATAATACTGATTCAACATAAGGCCAAAAAGGTGTTAGAGTTTTAAAATCTGGTTCATCAAGATTTAAATTATTTTCTATATTATATTCTTTTAATGAATCCAAATCTGGTATGCCAGAAAAATTACCATCCAAACTAGTAATACTTAAACCATACCTAGGAATATTTTTTCTAGGATTATATTGAACCCATTTATCACTAAATAATTCTAAACCTTTCTCAAATATTTTATAATCTAACTTTATTTTTAAAGGAATAAGGTCACCATATCTAGCTATTGTGTCGTATAAGTAACTCATTTTATTTTTGTATTAAATACCTTTATTTTTTGTGAAAATGGAATGCTTGTCGCTTTCATTCCATCTGGACTTCCCCAACCAAATAGTGAATTATTATTAATACTTTCTAAATATATTTCTACAGTTTGTTGATAGTATTCTATTTCTTCTTGTACGTTATTTGTAAAGTAATCTGCTAGTGTATTAAATTTACCTATATTCCAATCAAAGGTACCATTTTCAAATTCACCAGAAGGTCTACTATTAAATTCTTGAAAATATAGTTTACCATTTCTTTCTTTACAAAATTCTGGATATAAAATCCTATTTTTTACTGTTATATGTTTTTTTAATCCTTTATAAAATTCTTCTACTATAGCTATATCTTCTTTTGGAAATTCTGTAAATGGATATAGATATAGATATGCAATATTATTACCTACAATATGACCATCTCCAAATTTACCTATATCGTGATGATATATATGATACTCACCATCATTATCAATTAGAACGTGTTGGTTCATACAATAATCATAATTAATATATCTTTGTATAAAATCATTTTTCTGTGGTATATAATTTTTTTTATCAGCAACTTTATAACCAGTACCACCACCTGACTGTCCTGAATCTAATTTTACTATAATTTTATCATTCCTTGTAATACTTCCTTCATCTAAAGTAGGTGTACCTATTAATTTACATACTCGGTCTTGTTCTTTTTTAGATGTAAAAAACTTTAAAGCTCTTTTATCAAATTGTGTTTTAGTATTATAGTAGAGAGAAAGTTTATATTCTACAGTAGTAATTGGTTCTTCATCTCTACAATTCATAATATATTCAGGTTCAAAATCTAAAGTTTTTATATAATATTGTGGATCATATAATTTTTCTTTTGGAAGATATGTAGTATATGGTTTTAATTTTTGACTTATATTAAAATGATTATTATTAGCTAGTTCAAACATCTTAAAATTAATATCATACTTTAAACAAAATTCTACTAGAGTTTCCCATTTTATACGACTATTTAATATAAGTATATTTTTAGGTAAAAGTTTTCTATCTATATTGTCTGCGAATAACATATTTTTCTCACGATATAAAATAAGGCGACCACCAACCAGTCCAGCCTTTCTCCATTAAATGGTGCATTTGGCCTAGTGTACAAATACTATAATTTTTATCTAGTCCTTCTGCTTTAATTTTTGGACAAACTTTATCATAGGTTTCATATTCTATTTCACGATAATAAAACTCATCACTTCCTTTATTATATTTCTTTAAATAATATTTATCATTAGATTTAAACTTATTCCATATATGTGATACATCACCTGTCCAAGATACAATGGATGAATTTAAAGGTGTATGAGCAGGTTCTCTCCACCAAGTATCATCTAATAATGTAAAATTCTTTCTAATTAAATTTGGTAATTTATTATAGATAACTACATCTAAATCAAAGTATAAGTTTTCTCCGTCCCTAAACTTATCATACATTTGGAGTTTGTTATACCAATTACCATACAGGTCATTTTCAATAACTTCAAACTCGTCATACTTTAGACCAGAATAAGTATCTATCATATGCTTTAAGTTATCAACGTGCCAAGTTGTAAATTTTTTACCAGTCCTTACACAAATTATTCTCATTGAAATGCCCACGCTCTTTCATTACACCAAAAACATTTACCACAAGGATTTGGAAAATTTTCATTACCATCAGAAGGTCCCCACGCACACGATTTAGTTAAAGGTAATAAATCTTTTATAAGATTATGTTCTTTATATACACCTGATACAAATTTTTTATTTGTAAATATGTATGGTGTGTATGTAATAAAACCATAATCATAATCAAATACATCTAAACTTTCAAAGTCACCTGGATCACGTTTTCTTTCTGCAACGTCATAAAATCCACGTTCTTTCATAACTTCAATAGGAGGATTACAAGATATACCTGTTGCAACTACTGTATTATATTTTTTTGCCATTAATTCACGTATTGCTCTACATTGTAATGCTTTTGAACAACCTCTTACATTTCTCCAATTAAATGTCAGTTTACCATTTACCATTTTTTTATTACGAGGATCAGTCATTGCTTTTTCTGCCTTTTCTATCCATACTGGATCGCCTGTCCTAACATCAAATAATTCTAATTCTTTTATATTAGAGAATCTATCTTGTAAATATTTGTGTACACTAATAGTTCGTTCTGTATCAATAAGACCATCAGCGTCTTTGCTATTAAAAGGGTGTATCTCCGTTTGTGGAAAGTATGTTGCAATAAGAAATGCTAGAGAAGCTGAATCGCAACCACCAGATAATGATAAAACTATCTTTTTAGGTGCTCCTGTAGGAAAATGTTTTTTATCAAATAAATCTACTGTTTGATTTGAATATGTTATTTTCATTGTTTTGCCTTTTCATAATATGCTTTTAATTCAGGATGTAAGTCAAATAAATTGTGACCGTGTGCTTTATCTAATGCTTGACAATATTCAATTGTTTTAACAAACGCTTCAACATCTTGTTCTTTCTCTAATGCTCGTACAATATTTGGAAAGTTTTTATACTTCGGAATAAGTTCCTGTTTTATTTCATATGGTAAATTTTTAACTTGTAGAATTTTTGGATATTCTATTATATAAGATGTATGAGGTATTCCTTTTTCTTTTAAATAGTCTATCAACT